CTGTTTCAGCTGCTTCGGCTCGATCCACAGTGTTTACGTATCGCTTTAATTCGCCCCAAATTTCACTTGCTACTGTTTCGTGCATTATGCCTCCTCCGAATCCTCAGTGATACTTACCGCTTCTTTATGATTTCCGAAGTCTTTCATCACAGTGTCAAGACAACCATCGTCGTTCTTTTCCCAGGCTTTGCGGAACTTCTTGATGATCTCGCCGTCGCTGGTAGTAAACACCAAGCTGTTGCCTTCGCGTTTGAGCATGCCTTTTTTCTCAATCAAGTCCACAAGACCACTGTAAGGGCTCATACCGGTCTCATAGGGAATCTTGACCTGCACGCCTTCAAAGGGCTTGGCATAGCGTGTTTTCATTACTTTACAGGCGGCACGAATACCCATGACGTCAGTGATTTTGTTGCCGTCTTCGTCTTCTTTGAGCTTGAGTTTTTTCATGGCTACAACAATAGAGCTGGCATAGATAAAGCCTTGACCACCCGAAATCTTGTCATCAGGATCAAACATGTCCTGGCTTGCGTATGTGTGATTGGTGCATACAAGACCAACATTGTAACTACCAAACATGTTCACACAGTTACGAACCAGTGCGGTCAGTGCCTTAGGCTTACGGCCTAGGTCACCTTTTAAGTCACCGCTGTCAAATTGATTGATATCAGTGGGTGTGAGCAACATGCCCAAGCTGTCAATCACAAACAATACCTTGGGACGCTCGCCATCGGGCAAGCCTTTATAGTCGCTCATGAATGTCGAAATGGTCTTTGCCACGTCGTCGATCATGGCCATGCTGAGTTTGAGCAGTTTTGAGTCACTGGTGTCGACACCCAGGGCTTTGAGCCAATCTTCGTCCAGTGCGTTTTCTGAGTCAATCAACACCACAAAGATGCCTTGCTCTTGTGCGTGTTTGATAATGTTGCCAGAGCAGATGTATGACTTACCTGCACCAGAGTCACCGGCAAACACAGTGACCTTGCCCAAGGGAATGCCACGGTTAAAGTCGCCTGAGATCAAGTAGTTCAAGGCATAGTTGCCTGTGGAGATCCAGTCAGTGGGATCATTGAAGCCAATACTTAGGCCGTCAATGCTTTTGGTAATTTCCTTGCGGAATTTTGAAACGTCAAATGGTTTTGCCATGGTTGCCTCTTAGTGTAAAATAATTTTTGCTCGATTTTTATCTCGTGAATTTCGATACAAAATTTTTCTGTAATCAAAAAGATTTTGTTCTAAATTTTGTAAATTTCCAATCGGAATCTGTTCGCCGATCAATTTGATTCCGTGCTGTTTTGCCCACAACTGAGATTCTTGACTGAACGGCACAGTCTCGGGTCGATTCAAATTTACCTGAAATGCAAACTCAAGTGATTCATAATTGTAATGATCTTTGAATTCTAATTTGGTATCAAAGAATCGAAATTTATTATAATATTGTCGCCCTACATAGGTATATCCAAACGAAAAATTTATCACATCGTTGTTGGTAATCATTGAATCCACAAACGGATTTTCAAAAACTTCCCATTTGGTGTCAGCTTTGAACTCGAGGTTTGATTTGTCAAAAGACCACTCTAGTCTGTGAACCCCCATGTTTACTTCTTCGTAGGGATATATGTATCCAAGTTTTTCTAACACCGCAGCAATCTTGGGAAATCTAATTTCATCAGGATACATGTCATGCAATTGATTTCCTAACCTGGCCTGAGCCGAAACATTGCTAAATCTCAGTTTGTCAATGTCCACAGTGTGCTGTTGGCTCAATGCCCAATCGCAATGAGTTTTGTTTAGAAAATTTTGTTCAAGATAATTTTCTAAATTTGTCTGTTGATCTAATTTTATTCCGATTAGATCATACAATACTTCATTGGTCTTGGTGATTGCCCAGTGCAGATGTGCTAATTTTCTGTCAATATCTCTTTGCAGCACTCCATCATTGACAAATGAATTTTGAGATTGTTGATTACTCTTATCAACAAAAAATTCAAGAAGCTCGTGATTATACTTTACTTCAAAAGGCAAAGTATCGCCAGATTTGTCAAATATCAATGAAAATTTCATGTCAAATGGGCCCGGGGATACCGGGCCCTTGTGCTTTACTTGGCTTGACGAGCACGAATCATAGCCAGGATGTCTTCGGCTTTCTGCGTGGGCTTGGCAGCAGTTTGAACTGGTGCTGCGGCAGCTGGCGCATCGTCATCTTCCCAGGGCTGAGTTTCTGCCTTGGCAACAGGGGCAGGCTTGGCTGCTGGTGCTGCTCTGGGTGCGTCCTCATCGGCATGATCGGTGCTGCTGGCGCTGTTGCTGGGTGCCTGAACACCTGCAGGGCGGAAGTATTGACCCCAACGCTCAGTGTCGTAAGGCTGACCGTCAACTGATGCTTCAAACATTTCTTTGATAACACGCAGTTCAACATCTCCGGGACGCTTGGGCAAGAAGGTATTCAAATCAAACAAGCTGTGTGCTTCGATGGCTGCTTGTTCAACTTCGGTGAGTGCACTTTCCTTGCGAGCCCACTTTGAGGTAGAGTAGTCAGCATAACCGCCCTTGCTGGTCTTGGTGATACGGAAGTCCAGACCACGCAGGAAGTCAGTGGGCAGTTCTTCAGTTTCGGGATCCATCAACACAGCCTTGATGGTTGCAAACAGCTGAGGGCCAATGATGAACTTGCGGATGGGGTTGTCTGGGGTAGTGTCATCAGCAATGGGGTTCTCACGAACAAAACCTTGCATGATGTAGCTACGCTTTTTCCAATATTTGCGACCTTGATCTTCAAGACTCTTGTCTTTGAACCAGGTGCGAACTTCTGCCAAGATTGGGCAGGCATTGGGTTCCCACATTTCCACGCAGGGAACTTGAACCATTACTTGCTTGCTATCCATTTCGCCTTTGATGCCAGCAAATGGCAGACGAATCATTTGACGTTCCACCCAGAAAAATGTGTTCTTTGAGTTACTGTCGGGGAGGAATCGAATAGTGCACGATTGCCCTTCCTCCATGTTCCAATGCGGGTAAATTGATCGATCCCCGCCGGTGGATTGCCCACCTTGTTTGTTTTCAGCTGCCTGTAGTCGTGCTCGAATTTCTGCTAAAGATGCCATAGTTTTTCTCCTTAATAAGTTGCCTATGTAGTGTTGCCTATCTAAAAATTTAGATTCTAGTTGCCTGTGACACACAAACAAGAAAGCGCATACACCAAGCTAGTATATGCGCTTTATGCCTCGGTGTCAAGAGTATTTATGAATTACTTCCCCAAAGCAATTTTTTTCAGTCTGGCCAGCTCGTCGCTTTCTTCCAGTCCAAAGTTGGTCCAGTTGCCCGAGTATTCGTAGATGCCACATTCTTCGAGGCCATGCTTGGGACAATGCTCCCCGGCTTCGGTCATGTTGCACTGAGCTTCTTCGATAGAACTCAGATCGTCGGCTTCTTTCATGCTCTGAGCAGCTTGATCTGCCTGTGATGCAACAGGCTGTTCGGGTTTGGTTGTTTGTAGTTGACCCAGCACTACTTCAATATCGGGACTTTGATCAGATAGCTCTTGCATGCGAGCCATCACTATGCTGCGAGCATCAGCATCAGCATTGGCATCAGCAAGCTCGTGCAGTCTGTCAAACAGTTCGTCGTCGCCCAAAACATCATACAATTGTTCCGTGGCATTGGTTGCATCTGCTCCCACTGGGAAGTTCTTGCTCAACAAATCAATCAATGTTTGTTTTTGTTCTGGTGTTTCGGGCAAGGCCCAGGTGCCCTCGGCCAAATTGTTGATCCAGGATTCAAAAATTTGTGTTTCTTTCATGGCAGCTGCCTCCTGTGTTATACGAGCCAGAATTGGCAAGGCTTCTTCGATTCTGTGATCAATTGTTTGCTTCACAAACAAATCTTTGATGTCTTCGATCACAATGTCGCCCTCGGTTACTTCAGCGGGGGCCCAGCTCTCAAAATAGGCTTTGTAGCCTCGTCCCGATCCCAAATGCTTGAGAATGCTGTGCATGTTTCGATAGTAAGCATCAGTTTGCTCCACTAGATTTTTGGTATCGCCTTCGAAAATTTGTCCCGAATTGGCTCTGCGAAAACGACTCAACACTGCCAGTTGTTCAACAATTTCGTTGATGTGTGTTCCACGAGCGTCATAAGGAGTTCCGCCCTGACGCACATGTTCCAGCATGGCCTTGGCCGCAGTCAAGCTGCGAGTTTTCATTTTGAATCTCTCGCCGTGAGCTGTTTCCAAAAAGATACTGTCTATGTAACGAAAACGTGCTTCGCCTTCGCCCAAGGACTTTTTGTGTTTGATCAAAATTCGAGCTTCTGTGGGTGCGCCACTCCAACTTGTGGCTCCACGACCCTGCCAGCTTTCCAGCAGGCCTTCTGTGATGGACGCTTGACTTTGACGAACAAATTTTTCTTTGTTGATGTTTTCTGGTTGAAAATTTAAAAAATTCTTGGTTGCAAGTTGTTTGAGTTGATACATGAACTCAAACCAATCAGTTTTGTCTTGCCCTTCCATGGTTTTACCAATGTTGTCCCCAAACATCAACGTAATGTCCTTGCTGTTGACATAGATCACCACGGTGCCGTAGTTTTTGCCCGATTGCGGAACATAGTCAAACACAAATTTATCAGCCGCACTGTTGTCTGGATCGCCGTTGTCGTCCACCGGGGATCTATCTGTTTTACTGTCTTTTGCTTCGACATTGAAGTTTTTAGTGACCAAAAGATCAAAAAGTTGTTGGGATGCTGTATTCGTTGACATAGTCTTATATTTAGCGCATGACAATAAAGGGCAAGGGCTCAATCATTACATCGCCGTGATCCCGAATTTGACTGTCCATTTCTGTGTGATAGCTTTGTAGCAACTGCATCATACGCACAACCAGCAGCGTAGACATCACAAGATCGTCGGTTTCTCCGGGCTTGGCAGCATAACTGGTGCCGTGTGCCACAAATGTTTTTAGCTCGCTGACCAAGGGTTTTGAGTGTATTTTCATGCGACGGGATTCTATCAAAACTTTGAGTTTGTTGCAGGCTGTGATTTTTGATTTGTTTGTGGTATTGAAACC